TGTCTGCCGGATCTGTTTCTCCGGTGCTGAGGATTCTCTGCCATTCGTCCTCAGCTTTCTGCTTTCCGGTCTTCTTCGGATATAAGTTCCAGAAATCTTCGAAATCGTGAGTGCCTATAGTGCTCTCTTTCTTTATTTCTTTATTTCTTATATTCTTATTTTCTTTATACGTTGCCACTTCAATGCCACTTTCCTGCCACTTCCGTGCCACTTCATGTGCCGGTTGCGTGCCACTTTGCGTGCCACCTGTCTCCGGTCTATCTTGAAAAAACGCGTATTTAATCGCAAAAATAAGCATTCCATAGCGTGTCCGTTTGCATGCCACTTCACCCGTGCTTTTTAGGTGATTTAATGCAGTGCGGACGCTTTTTATTGATAAACCTGTGTTTTTTGCGATTGTTGGCAGGCTTTCGAGCATTTCTCCCCGCCGGATCTCGATTCCGCGGAACCTGGACGGCTCATAATTGACGCGCAGCCGGATGTATTCCCACAGGTGTGCGGTGTTTACATCCGTGAACCATTCCCAGTCGACCGTGGACCGGTAGTCCTTTACATATCCGTTTTCTCCCTGAGGCATAGGTCACCTCCTTCAGAATGGCAGGTCCTCGTTTGTGATCCCGGCGTCTGGTCCGGTGTTGAAACCTTCCGCGAGGTCTCTGCTGATGTCGTCTCTGGTGTAGCTGGTGCCATTGCTCGGATAGTCATTCCGCTGTCCGGAGCTCTTACTCTCCAGCAGCTGGATGCGATCCGCCACCACCGTGGTGGTGTAGACCGTCCGGCCTTCCTTGTCCTGATATGATCCGGTCTGGATGTTTCCCTGAATGGAGACCAGGGAACCCTTGGCTCCGTACTGGCTTAGAAACTCCGCCTGCTGTCGCCAGGCTCTGCAGCTGATGAAGTCGGTCTGTCCTTCCTCGTCACGCTTCTTAGGTCTGTCACAGGCGACCGTGAACCAAACGGTCGGGATTCCTGTTGCCGTCTTCTGCAGCTCCGGATCTCTGGTCAGTCTTCCGACCAGCACCACGCTGTTAACTGATCCGCTCATTCCTCTTCTTCCTCCTCCCCTAATGTTTCGATTATGATCGTGAGGCTCGGCACCTCCGCGTAATATTTAGAGATCACTTCCTCGACCACCTGCGCGTCGTCTATCCAGGCGATGCCGTTCAGTGCGTCCTTGATCTTGGCGATGTTGTCCGTGTCAGGCTTTTTCGTTGGCCGCAGGGCTCCCGCTGCTGCGAGAGCCTGCTTTTTCTTCGACCATGATTTCGGGATGCTGAAGTTTGCGACCATCTCCACCGAGATCGGTCCCTCGATCGGTACGACGTCCGGATACTCTTTGATGAAGGCGAGCTTCACCAGATTCTCATACCGTTCAGTCTTCTCCGGCGTGTACGTTCTGCCGGTTGCCCGGACGAACCGGGGACGGCCTTTGCCGACCGGCTCCCCTGGTACCTTGAACTCCAGCCTCATTCGATGACCTCGCCGTTCTCATCGATTTCCGGAAGATCCAGCTGTTCCTGGCCTTCCGGAATATCGTCTTCGGCTGTGTTTGAATACGCCGCCAGCTTCGGAGTGATCTTAACTTCATGAGTGAAGCTGTCGCCTGTGCGCTTGCTGATGATCTCAATGGTGATCTTCCGAGCGTCTCCGCTGTCTTTGTACTTGTTCATCGTATCCCTGGCGACATCGGCGAGTGCTCTGTCGATCAGCATCTGCATCTCGCCGTTCTTTGCCTCCAGAAGGTCCTGCATACTGCAGGCCAGTGATGTGTAGATCTTCATCAGAGCAGGCTGTCACTTTCTTCGACAGGCTCCGGCTCTTTTGCAGGCTTCGGCTGTGCCTTCGGTGCTTCCTTGACTTCCGTCACCTCCGCGTCGATCGGAGCCATGGTCACCGGCTCTTCCTCGTGTCCCTGCTCCTCGGCTGTATACATTCCGCCGACTGCTGTCGGGAATGCTTCACGAAGGGCCTGGACCTGTGCCACTTTCCGGATCATGGTTCCAGGCTTTGCGGACCACTGTCCGTTCAGGCTTCCGTCCTTCTTTCTGCCTGCGTATTCTTCCATGCTGACCTCGATTCTGGTCGAGTGCTGCCTGTCTTTGCGGAAGACTTCAGCCCATCCTCCGATGATCTGCTCATTGCCGACGCGCAGGATGCCCTGGCGATACTCCAGCGATCCCGCCTCCGGGTCATAAACGATAATGCCGGAGGTCATTCCGTCGTACTCCGGAGAAGCCTCAGCGCGCTTGATAAACGCCTCTTTGCCGACCACCATGGTCGCCGGGTTGTCGCCATATTTGATGCAATAGGCTTCTCTGATCCACGGGTTAAGATGATTCGCTTTGCACATCATCATGAACATCGTGAGCTCCTGGTCGGTGACTCTGGTTGCGTCTCCGTTGACCAGATAATTCTTGACCATTGCCTTCGTCAGCTTGATCTCTTCGTCTCCGGCTCTGAAGACGATCACACTTTCCTGTGCTGTTGCCGGTGCTTTCGCTGTGATCTTGTTATTGACTGCCATTGTTATTCCCTCCTTTTTAGTCCGCAAATGGCTCTGTTACTTTGAATAAATATTCATCGTCGCCGATGATGGTGAGGCTGTAATAGCCGGCGAAGTAGTACGCCGGATCATCGCCGTGTGCTGCACCGATGCGGATGTTCTGTTTCCATTCCGCTTCCGGCGGCAGCTGGCGGCCGTAGTGTTTCAGACAATTCTCAGCGACCTGCTCGATTGGTTCGTCCGACTTCACGCTGTACTTCCGGATGAAGTCGCCATAACGCCTTTCCTGTCCGGAGCTTATCTTTTCAATCTCGAACATCTTCATTCCTCCCTGATTGTCTTTTCCGTAACTCTGATCTTGATCCCGTTGTCATGCAGGAAATGGTTCAGCAGCCGGACCTTTTCCTCCGGCACGTCCACCATCCGGAAAGTCAGCGTGTACAGCTTTACCGGCTGTGGCGCTGTTTCAGGCGTTTCCTGCGGCGTTTCCACTTTCGCGGCCTGTTCCTCGGCTCGTGCCTTTGCTGCTTCCTGTGTGCGGCGCTCTGCCTCGAGACGAGCTTCCTCGGCTCTTCTCATCTGCTCGGCATATCTTGCCTTCTCGGCCTGGTGTCTTTCCCAATTCGCCAGAGACGCGCCGATGTCCAGGGTCTTCATGTAATCGGGTACCATGAAGTTGCCCTTCTCGTTGTCAGCCAGCAGGATCTCCGTCAGAATCTTCTGGTCACTCCGGATCTTGTCTGCCTTCTCCTGCAGAATCTCCTGCCAGTGCGTGCCGTCTCCGGTTTTGTTCAGGAACTTGTCAGACCATACCTGGTCGATGTTGATCTCGATTCCGGTCGGCCTGTTTGCGTTCCACCAGTCTGTGATGGTCTGTTTCTTTTCTGCGTCCTTCCTGCTCTGGTAGTCGTCCAGCCGGCTCTTGCCGGTGCTGATGCAGCTGTCGATCTCGGTGGTGATCGTCTTCACCTTCGCCTCGAAGTCTTCCAGCGGCTGAAGATAGGTCTTCTTGATTCTCTTCCTTTCGTCGTCGATGATCTTCCGGCCCTTGCGAAGATCCGCGAGCCTCTCGTTCAGTTCCGGAATCTGTTCGTCCGTGTAGCTGTCCAGATCTCCGAAGTCTGCCAGCCACTGCTGGACCTGTGCTCTGACCTGTGCGATGTTTTCGTCCACCGTTCCCGGTGATGTCGTGAACTTGATTACAAGCTCATTTGCCATTTCTCTTTTCTCCCTCCTTGTATGGTTACAGGACCGCTATGACAGGCGGTTCTGTATCCGTCTCGATATAAGATTCCCAGAAGCTCCGGACCCCTTCGGCGACTGCGTCCATCTGTTCCGGGATGCCGTCGTCTTCGATGTCGATGTGATACGTCCGGATCTGTTTATATTGGAGCGACCTTTTCAGCTCCACCCGGAGCTCGACGAAGCTAAAGCCAGTAACGTTCAAGCCGTGCAGGACTTGGATGAAATACTCATCGTAACCGATGCCCTCCCGCCAGTCGTTCCAGTCGCTGGCGTTCCGAATCGCGTGCGTTTTGAACTCCACGATGCCCTTCCTGCCGGTCGCCTTCTCGATCAGAAGACCGTCCGGGCTGTACAGCATATACGGCCTCTCTCTGTTCTGCAGCGTCACGTCTTCCTCGTACTGGACCTCATAGATGTCTTCGAAGTCCAGCGCAAAGTCTGCCCGGAGCTGTGGTTCCTTTTTCACTCCGTAGATCACAAACGGTCTGTCGCTGATGTCCTCCATCTCTGCTCTGCCGGTCTTGCTTGCCCAGAGATCCCTGGTCGATTTCCAGCGGTTCATTCCGAGGCACACGCTGGCGTCCGATCCGCCGATGCCGGTCATCCTTCCCTTCAGCCAGTCTTCTCGGTTTCCGAACCTTAGGACCTTGTACGTGTCGCAATCTTCGTACAGATTCATGACAGCTCCTGGTGTTTCTCGCCCGGGATCTTCTCGAGCTCCTCCCGGAGTGCTTCGCGCAGAACGTCAATCTTTCCGACCGCTTCGAGCAGTGCCAGGCATTCTTCGACGACGTCGTCCTTTATTCCGGTGATCTCGATCTTGATCCCGTCGGCGGCTTCGTTGTTTTTCTTTTCAACCTTGATCATCTTCGTCATCCTCCTTCGGCAGCACGGTGACGCTTCCACCGTTCCTCCGTGCCATTTCGAACGCTCTGTCCAGATCGTCGGTCTTCATCGCAACCTCGATGTCGTGCCTGGATGTCCACGTCACGAGATAGATGTGTGCCGGTT